TTCCTGTAGAGGTTCCCGTCGAAAAGGCTCCCGTCGAGGAGGAGGTTCTCGTAGAGATTCCCGAGGTTAAAGTTGCAGAGGAAATGTTGTTCGTACACGTGACAAATAAACGTAGGAAAAAAAAGCAACCTCAAGTCAATTCGTAAAATCTATAGGGTGGTGAATTATAAATGGTCAAAAGTCGTTTAAAATGTTATCCTGACATGCTAGTAAGAAGATAAAATGTCATGCGAAACAGATGTATTTTGCAAGGCCATATTTTTGCGAGAACCCAATGCGATCATATTCGACTATCCCACATTCAAATCGTTTGCACGTGCAGAGATGTACTGCGACTTTACACAATACATCTTGTCGTTGATTCAGAAATGCATTCATCAACATGGTTCATTTGAAATGCATATCAATTTGCAAACGTTTTCCATGACTGCAGCACAACGTTATTCCGAGATGATCCGCATGTTTTGCAGACAATGTTTGCGATGTGAGACTGAATTTTCCCAACTCTTGACCAAAATGTATGTGTACAACTCGCCGCGTGTTTTAGGATCAATCTCGGCATGTTTTGTTGGATTTGTAGACGATCATGTACGATCCAAAATTGAATTCATCAAGTCAACATGAATTCACCTACGACAGCACCGCTCCAGGTGTTTGTCCCATATTTTCGCGAAAAACTTGGATTGGAGGATTTTCGCGAAATTTTACAAATGACGTGTGCAGTAGACTCTGCCAGAATACATACCAAAATCTTGCGTACGCGTGAAGGGACAGTGGATCCGTACAAATTTTATTATTATGCATTTCTTACTGTAGTACCCGCCAGTTTGACCAAGTGTGGTCGAAATTTATCCAAAAATTTGCAGAATCGTGTGTCCACGTTTGTCTCTCATGACGACTATTTCATTGAATTGAAACCATTCATGTCGGTACAGCAACGGGTAAATCGAGGATACTGCGTCGTCGAGTCTCGTCCGTCGTCGTCGTCGTCGTCGTTTTTCGATTCTGATGTTGAACGCGATTGGATGATGAAAGAGTACGACGATTTGATCCGAGAAATATTCGCCCAAGGACCAGCTCTAGAATAGATAGAAGGAATAATCGTAGAGCCGTCGTCGATGAAAATATATAACGATAATATAAATGTCTGCACTCTTTCAATTTGAAAAGCTAGTGGCCACCTTTCAACATTTGTTGACGATGCACCTGGATATCCACAATAAAAAAACGGCCCTTACCTCCAAGCTCAATGCACTCAAAGGCACATATAGTCAATTGGTCAAGACGAATTCCAAGAAAATTTTCTTGTTTTGTCTGGATTCATTTTACTTTCAGTACAAAATTCTGACCTTTGAAATGGACAATATCAATCGATTCTCATCATTAATTAACAATCGCATGTATGGAGATTATTACAAACTGTACAACATCGTGTTGACGCAAATGCAAGAACCCTTTCGGTCCGAAGTGGGAACAACAAACACGTATGCTGCTTACAAGGAACTCGAACCTTTTTTAGAGTATAAAATGTCCGATATAATTCATTTGCATCGAGACATTCTTCGTGTGCTTCATTTTCTACATCAAAAATTCAACGAGAAACAAGTCAATATTCAAACCTATTCTGACGAAATCAATGTGGGACGATCGATCACGTCGTTTTTGCACACTCATGAATACGAAAATACATTGTTGCGGGAACAGATCATGTTGTACGTCAATTATTTGGAATTTTTTCACACCACGCAGACAAACTACATGACCAAATTGTTTATGCATCTGGATCGATTTCAGCGTGAAATTGAAGAAGAAATTTTGACGAATTACGCCTCGATCCGTCCATCCGAATTCCCCCATCATCATCCATCTTCTGAAGTGATTGCCTTTCCTGAACAACCGTTACCTTTGAGTGATGTTGAAAAATCATTTTGCCAAGAAGATCCCATTCCTCTCGTGAATACAATCGAAGAAGTCGTCGCAGATGTGAGTGGATCTGAACCGCCACCGCCAGTCGCAGATGTGAGTAACACCACGACGACGGGATCTGAACCGCCGCCGCCCGTCGCAGATGTGAGTAACAACACGACGGACGGGGTCTGAACGCGACAAAATAGTTTGGATCGCACGTAGCACAGAAAGGATGTAGAGACATTCCGGTGTGGAACATGCAATGAAAGTACACCATACAGTGTCCGCGGGAGTGGCCCTATGGATGATCGTCGTGATCATCGGATTAAGTACATTGCTCGATCAACAAAAACTTTTGGGAATTGGCATTTATCGTGTGGGACCAAATCCGGATCTTTATATTTTGGGGTTTTGCATCGACTCTGTGGACAAATATGTGGCCGTGGCCATTTTTTGTTTCTTAAATAGTGGCATGCGCACGTTGAATGGCGAAATCTTGCGATCTTGGATAACGACGCAAGTGCAGGACATTTCCAAGCCAGTTGGGCACATCTCCCGAAGAGATGCCTATTCGATTTCTTGCATTGCCAGTGTGTACGGATGGTTCGACTTTTTCATGTACATGAATATCTTGATGACCCAAATCGACATGATGTTGATTGAAATTTCAGCAGACGTGACCATGACGCTGATTTTGACCACCTACTACACCACGCGATACTTGCGATATACGGCCTCCAAGTCTGCATCGGACCCCGATTTGGCGGCCTCAATCGACTCATTGTAATACGAAAACGGAATGTTCATCTTTTTATCCTGGACTGCGAGGCCTTTGAATTTCTTCTTGTACATGTCAAAATCACAACTCTCGTAATGTTCGACGAGTATTGTATCCACTTTTTGTTCCGTGTCTCCGGAACGCGACGACTTGAACCGATGCGGACCGTGCGCCGACACGTCAGAGGCAATCCTTCCGGCCGATTTCCCGTTTCCGTACGCGGCACATTCACCTGGCTCTTCGGCACAATTGACAAAGCGCGCGGCTTCGAAACACGATTCTTCGACGTTTGGAATGTCACGAAATCTCGCTTCGACATTTTGGAACCACACAGTGCGCACTCGATCGGACAGTTGTTGGAGTTGGGTCAAATCTCCCACTGCAATTTCATCCGAATCAATGTGGATCATCCATCCCAGCGACGGATGACTCTTGGCGCAAAGCTTTAGGGCTTCATTGACCCAGGTGTCTTGTCGAACTTGTTTGTTGTCGTACTCGTTGATTCCCGTCGATAATCCAATTTGAACGGTAACGTCGGATTGGGATTGGAGATGCGGCGCGGCTTCTGGAGAGTCTTCGAGTCGGATGAAAAAATGTTGGATTCCGATTTTGCGATGACGATCCAACCAAACGTCCATGTTTTTGGGATCCTTCATCATGGAAACAATGGCTACGCCTTGGCCTTTTCGGCCGCTGGTCTCTGGATCCGGCGACGTTTGTGGCCACAAGATCACCACCACAATCAACACGAGGATTGCGGCTACACCTATCCAGGCCACCTTGGAGGATAATAGAAAGGCAGGACGTTGGAGCATGACTTTTCGTTGAAATGACGAGAGAAAATGTATCCATGTATACTAATTCGAGGATCGACAATGTCGGCAATGTCGACAGTAGCAGCACTACCAGCAACACCATCACCAACAGAAGACGGAACAGGAGCAGGAACAGGATCTGGACCAGGAACAGGAACAGGAGCAGGAACAGGATCTGGAGCAGCAGGAGAAGGATCATCTGGAGCAGCATCTGGAGCAGCATCTGGAGCAGGAACAGGAACAGGAGCAGGAACAGGAACAGGACCCCCAGCAGCACCACCAGCAGCATCTGGAGCAGCATCTGGAGCAGCATCTGGAGCAGCATCTGGAGCAGCATCTGGAGCAGCATCTGGAGCAGCATCTGGAGCAGCATCTGGAGCAGGAACAGGAACAGGACCCCCAGCATCTGGAGCAGCATCACCAATGCCGACCTCATTACTCGGTACAAATGCCAACCCACAATTAAAAGGACCAATGGGAAGCTACAATATTTCGGTACATCAAATGAAATACGTAAACGGTATATTGGATGGAATCATTGGTATCAACAAAGTGTATTACAAGGTCAAATCAGGCGAAAACCCAGTGGTTTTACAACCTGGAAATATATATGGATTTAAACCTCCCGTAGAAGGGGGCGCGATTACATTGCGCAACCGGTCCTCTTCGCGTAAGACGGCACGCAAACATTTTTCAAACATGTTGGATGAGCTCATGATAGAAAAGGTACCACCTCTTTAAACCAACCGTGCTATAATGTCTACGACTTGATCTACCATGTTTTTATGATCCTTCTCTCGAACCGCAAACGTTGGAATATGCGTCGTTGCAATCCACGACGCATAATACGCTTCACATTTGCTCAAATAGTCCCGCTGGACTCCTTCTTCACCCGTCCTACCGCGTTTTTGGATCCGTTCAAAGCACGTTTCCGTATTCACATCCAAATACAAAATTGCACTCAAAGGCGGGGCGGCTGCCACTGTTTGGGCAACATAAATGTCGTACAACACCTCTTCTAAACAACCATCATCGCGCAACATTTTGGCAAAGACGTGATGGTCCGCGTCCAAGGAACGTTCACAGACAATGCCGACGGGGTTTTGGGCCAAGAGCGCGTTGAGCGCTTGCAATCGCGTGGTGTAGGCCATGATTTGAAACGCAAAGGCATACTTGGCGGGATCGGCATAAAATTTGCTCAGCATGGTCTGTCCACTTGCATCGCAAAACGTTTCCCAGACATGCACCGGTTCCTCCAAATACAACCAGCCAGGCGGCAAACGCGTACCAAGTTCCAGCAAGAGCGTCGATTTCCCCGCGCCAATGTTACCCTCGATGGAATAAATCTTGGGCGTCATAGGAGTGGTGTGACAAGATGTGCCGATGTACAAACGGGGGTTTTGTTTACAGACTGTCGGATTCATTGTGTACAGAACGCAAATGCACTTGCAAATACTCTTTTAATTTGAAATTCTTGTCGCACACGTCACACTTCCACCGCAACGTATTGTCGTGCGTCTGCTCGTGCCGTTTCAGGGCGCAGAGTTGGGTAAATGACTTGTCACACGTCGTGCACGTATGCGGACGGACTCCGGTATGCGTCCGCATATGGCGCGTAAGACCCCACTTCTGGGGAAATGTTTTCGAACACTCTTGGCACTCAAAGGTACGTCGCTTGTCGACAATCTTGTCCACATGACGCGCAATCTGTTGCGCCAAATTGTTCATTTGCATGAGCTGACCTCTGCTCAAGCAAAGTTCGTCGGTATTCTCTACAAACAAGAGGTCGTCTACCTCGTGCATTTCCATTATGTGCGATTTGACTTCGTGGCCCATGTACTGTGTGAGAGTCTCGGTGACATGATCTGCCAGCTTTTGTTTCTTGTGATCCATGGTGGTAACGGTGTGTGGCAGAAGGTGATCGGGTGGCGGTCACTCAGCGGACGTATTTGCCTCCTCGAGAAAAGGCGTCGACGACGAAGATGACAAAAACGCCTAAAAAGGTATACAGGACAAACTCCTCCGTGATGTGATTCGTCTTTTCGTTTTGTTGTTGTTCCAACAAGTAGATGACGTAATTCATCTTTTCCATCCAACGATCGGAAGGCGGGGATGCCGTTGGAAGGGTAGAACGGTAGACGGTAGGGGGGGCATGTTCATACAGTTGATGGTAATTGGAAGCCGGTGTAGAAGTGTACGACGGATGAAACGGGGTTTCCGCTCCGCGACGCAAATTCGAGCCTGGAATTTGTAAAGCTGACGCTTCCATTTCACTTTGTTTTTGTACCGAATCGCCTCCGCCTCCAGTGCGATCTATCCGTTGTTGGAGAACGGGATGATCTAAAGGTTCAAAGTTGGCCAAAGCAGCACCGTCCTCGTCCATATTGTTCAAGAGTTCATGAATACGGGCGGTTCGCTGTGTCGATGCGGCTTGGACTTCGGCAATTCCCGGCGGAATTACAGTCGCGGATGTTGCCTCTCCAACATCCTCTTCCAGCGGTCGTGGGGGGGCGGGGTGGTCTGGTTGTTGTTGCTTCAAAATAGCATTTTGCATAGTTGGAATCCTCTTTTTCGGTTTTGCGGAAGAATCATTGGTCCAAACAGATGCCGTCGTGAGTAGAGACATTTTTAGAATATTTGCGCTTAAGAGATGGACAGAAAATTAAACCCACTACAAAACGGCAAACAAACAAACGTGGATGCCTCCTGCCTCTTTGAATCTGCGTGTTTTTGGTAAGGAAAATCACCTGGCGAGTTTCAGTCTGAAAAGATGAATCTCCACGTCCATTCCATGTAACGACCCGTCCACCATCCGCTGTAACGATTGTCCACATCTCCGGAACCTTCTCCTTGAGTATTTTCAATCAACCAGCGATACATGCGTTCATAAAATTCTCTCGAATGTCGACGTATGCGATCACGCGAGACGATGAATTGTGCGCAACATTTACCGGCAATGGGCAAGGCTTCATGATACTCGCCAACAGTGTCAAACAAACACGTGTCCCAAAAGTCTTGAAAGACGGGATTCTTTTCGTAAATGTCGGCATCTAGATTGATTCCATCCCTGCTAATCATGGTGTTGTTGAACTCGAAATAGGTATTCTTGTGTGTTTCATACGTTTCAATCCATGATTTCAAATTGTCCGTCAATTTCCCATCATGATGCCAACTGTCGTTTTCATCGTGAATAAAAATGACATTTTCGGGTAAATGATCATAGTTTTCAATAATAAAGTGCAAAAATGTCGTGGCTTCGTTCGCGACATTCGGGACATCGTCGTGTTTCGTTAAAACTGTAAACGGTATATCCAACTCATTCAGAAAATCGACGGGTTTTTGATAACGAGCACAAACCACATGATATTCATTGGATTCAAACGGTTCCAAAGTGTGAATAAAAAAGGGCAAGACACACAGTAGTGTGACAATCGAGAAAAATATCCACCACAACTTCGCCATGTATTTATGATAGACAATGATAATATCTCACCAACACCCTTTTTTGTGCTCCCAGTATCCTATCATCCAAGATGTAATTCCTGGCGATACGCCACCGTCATGTCCACCGTTTTTTTTCTGGGTTTCGTCTTTTTGGGTGTCGTTACTTTGACATCTTCGCCGCGCATACAAATCTGTGCATATTCTTGCGTAAAGAGCGTCTTCATGAATTCATAGACAAAGGTCAGCACTTTTTCGGAACAGTTGCCCACGATCAAACAACTTCCCGTGCGGAAAATCATAAACGACACCTCGGTGTACTTGCTCGTCTTTTTCCCCAATTCACTCAATTTCAACGATCGATCGGACTCGTCGACCCGTCCTCGCTGTAGCGTGGGATCGAAACCCAAGTCGTGATTGAAATAAAATTTGCACTTGATCCCCGGATAACTACAGCAATCATAGGCCGTCTCTAAACCATACTTGTCACTGCGCAAAATCTCGTACAATCGGTCGCGATCCACATGAAACCCGCAATTGAAATTCGAATTGATCAGCACTCCGTCGCACTCTTCATTGTCCAAAAACAGGAGGTCGTCGTTGACGAGGGGACACAAGAGTTCCAAAAGATGGGTCTTGACCGTGTCCAACAAGGCCGCGTTGAGAACGCCCGGGATTTCCATTTTACCCGTGTTGAACAGTTTCACGTGCACTTCGCGAAACTGTCCTTCGTTTTGAATGCGCAAAATGAGCGCAAAACAATTGTAAAAGGCATTCTTCTTTTTCCCCCGGGCATTCAAAATGTCCTTTAGCGAAATGCCAATGCTGATTTTGCGCTCGTCCTTGTACTTTTGTCGGCGAACATTGACCGTGTTGATTTGCCGAATGATTTGTTCGCGGTAATAGGGGATGGTCTGTAATCGAAGCAAATAGGCGTCCAATTCTTCTGGTGTTTTACACACCACCTTCATCTGTTTCTTGACCACGCCGCAGCGCGGCGCCCAATACTCGACCACGGGAATTTTCCAGAATACATTGTGTATGTCAATTTCTTGATTCAGAAAGAGAGCCTTGGTTTTCGTGGAAATGTTCAACGCGTCACATGCGGGCATTGGAGGAAGTGGATTGGCGTGTTTCTCTATAAACGGTTTCTCGTCCTTTTTCGGTGTCCGGAGTACGCCCGCAAAGGCAAACGTGCGATCCTGCACTTGCATTTTCATAAAGGTCGACCATTCTTCGTCCACGGACATGTGGTGTGTGAAACAATGTGTTTCAACCTTTCGTAAATATCTATCTATTAAACAAATGGGTGATTCAGAAAATCTGGTAAGAACGATCAACAGTTCTGCAGCAGCTGTGGCTTTCAAAGGCACGACGATTGTTTCCGCCGCCGGAAATGACTCCACTATCAAAGTGTGGGACGTGAATACCGGAGAATGCAAGAAAACGTTGAACGGGCATACCCGATTTCTTAGAGCCGTGGCTTTCGACGGCACGACGATTGTTTCCGGATCTGAGGACAAAACGGTCAAGGTGTGGGACGTACATACCGGAGAATGCAAGAAAACGTTGACAGGGCATAGATACCCAGTTACATCCGTGGCTTTCGACGGCACGACGATTGTTTCCGGATCTTGGGACTTTAAGATCAAAGTGTGGGACATGCATACCGGAGAATGCAAGAAAACCTTGACAGGGCATACCCGTAGTGTTCAGTCCGTGGCTTTCGACGGCGCGACGATTGTTTCCGGATCTTCTGACAACACGATCAAAGTGTGGGACGTGCATACCGGAGAATGCAAGAAAACCTTGACAGGGCATACAGACAGAGTTTGGTCCGTGGCTTTCGACGGCGCGACGATTGTTTCCGGATCTGAGGACAAGACGATCAAAGTGTGGGACATGCATACCGGAGAATGCAAAAAAACATTGACGGGGCGCTTCGGTTGGGTTAAGTCCGTGGCTTTCCAAGGCACGACGATTGTTTCCGGATTTGACGACGGAACGATCAAAGTGTGGGACTTGCATACCGGAGAATGCAAGA